GCAACTGTTCTTATTCCATCTGGTGCTAAAAATATTAAGTCACCACCTATCTCTTGAATACTATAACCACTTAAACAACCGACATTCTTAGTAACTGGTACTATAGCTATATTACTTGCATCATTTATATTTATTAACTTAAATATACTATTTGTACAAAATATATATAGTTCATTACGAAAACCTTTAATTCCTTCTATCTGGTCTTCTAATACAATATTACCTGAACCAGTACTTGTAAAATCTGTAGGGTCTAAAGTACCACTATAATAAATTGTATTTAAGTTATCTTCAACTCCAGCAGCTATTAAATGTTTATCATGGACTGTAAGATATTTAACACCTTTAGTACTTGATACAGTTATTTCTTCTGCAAAAAATGTTCTATCACTAATACTACCTGTTCCTTCCATTCTAAATGCATAAGGTTTATTAGCTCCATCAGCTATAATAACTTGACCATAATCATAAGTAGCACCATCAAATAATGTAAACTGACATTGCCCTTGTGAAGTTCTTGTTAGTGCACTTCTACCTGTAAAAGTTGAATAATTATCCCCACTACCAGATACAGAACTTCTATTTATTTGTACCCAACTTGTTCCTGTATTACTAAAATAAATATTTGTACCAGCAGTAACAATTACTCCATCTGCATAAGGAAATACTCCTAGTATTGCAGTAGAACCTCCTGTTGGTTGTACAGCACTACCTCCACCAAATTTTGTAAATCCATTAATTCTTCTATAACCACCTTCTATAGAAACTTCAAAATTTTCTAATTCAGTAGCTACTCCGGGTCTACGCAATAAATCAATTTGATTAGATGCTGTAACTAATCCTCCTTCACATGCTACTGTATATGGTTGACTTGTTGCCATTAAAAGTATGTCCTATCATCTGTCATATATTTTGGAGTAGGATTCATAAGATTTGATTTCATACTCCTCATTGCTTTTTTATAATCATCTAAAGCAAAAGCTGCTTGTTGTGGACTTTCTTTAAACTGCCAGATATAATATCTAGTCCTTGCAGTTATTACATTACTATATTGTTCTGGTAAAACTATTGTATCTCCATGAGCATCTAAAGCTGTAGGTTTTGTAAATGCATAAAAATGCACATTATAAACCTTATCAGGTATTGGACTTAATCCAAACTTCCTGCTATCTGGAGACTTAATAACATGTATTGGTTCAGCATGGGTTGAATTAGCATCATCTGCATTTTCACTATCTCTATAATATCTTTTCCAATCATCTAATGTTAAAAATTTTAAACCTTTAGAAACATAAGGGCTTGACTCACCACTTACATTTATTGTTGTTAAATAAAAATCATCCCAATCTATTGAAGCATAGTCCGTAGTTATACTAGAGCTATCAGCTTTTAAAGTATACCACCTTTGTCCTGCTACACTTGCTACTGTTACATTACCATAGAAGGGGTCTGTACTACCACTAACACCTGCACTAAAGAAAGGTAGTTGTGGTTCTGCATTTGCTATATCAAATATAGATTTATTAATTGCATCTTTTACAAATTTCTGTAATCCTATTGCATCTGCAAAGTTTGCAGAAGTTAAAGGAAGTTCATTTAATTCTCTAAGAACTTCGTTTGTTAAATCTAAATATGTTGTAGCCATTATTTTTTACCTTTAGCTTTTTTCTTTGCTGTCTTGCTTAAATCTTTAAAATGATAAAGTCTAACGCTTGTTTTAGTATGAGTTTTATTAGAATGTAAATGTCCGTTAGGCATTTTATGTGTGTTACCTTTAAACTCAGTACCATCTTTTTTATAATGTTTTACACCTTTCATATTAACAAGGTTTAGCTTTTGGCATGTCACCAGACTTATATTCAGGTTGACCACCTTTGTTGTACATCATTCTGCCCATATTAGCTTTTTTTCTTGAAGATTTTTGCATACCACCATACATCATTGGCTCTCTTCTAGCTGAAGCATTACCATCTTTTTGCATACCGCCGTACATTTTTTTCTCTCTTTTCATTTTACCATACATCATATTTATCTCCTTTTTAAATTAGGGGAGGAATAATTAAACTCCTCCGTTTTGGTATCAGTTAATACCATAGACTGTATTATTAACCAGCTTGTGTGGTTGTAATTCCGTCTTGAACTTTACACTGTCCGTCTAAATACCAGTTAGTGCCGTCAGACCATACATGAACAAAATCTCCATGAACAGCTTTATTAGCAACAAATGAAATGGTATCTGCGTCTGTAACTGTAGCTACTGAACCTGCTGCATCTTCTGGAGAAGATACATTACCTACAATAATATTAGCACTAGATGCTGTAACTACTGTGTGTGTTCCTGTAGGTTCTGTTGCTCCAACATAAAACCAATACTCTAATCCTGCTGCTGGAGTAGGAAGAGTTTGTATTTTAGCTGCTGCTACGTTTAAAACATAACGAGTGCCTGATTCATCTGCTGTAATTGTATTAGCTGCAGTTATTGCTTCAGTATCTGAAGGTTTCTGAACTTTAGTAGCAAGTTCACGAACATCGCCTACTTTTGCTGAATTACGACCAGTATCTCTTATATTTACTATTGCCATATTATTTACCTCTAAAATTTATGGGTTAAAAAAAGGAGGAGTCCTAAAACTCCCCCAAATTTATGTATTAGTCAATTCCGTAGAATGCACTTACTAAAGCTTCATCTCTAAGTACTTTCGCACCATAGACATGTAAGCCTCTAACAATGTCACCAAACGATGTTGGGTCTCTCAACACTTCTGTTGAAAGGATTGTGTTAGCAGTTGCAGTTGAAGACATGTGACCAGCCATACATTTACCAGCAGCATTAGATGTTGCAGCAATGTTGTTTGACTTGTACATGCTAAATCCACGAAGTTTTCCACTTGAAACCATTCCATTTCTAATAGAACCTTGTCCACCATTGTAGTCGACAGATAATAATTTAGAACTAGATTGTCCTAAGACTTCATAAAAGTCAGGACTTGCAACGAACCATCTACCTTCTTCAGGTACATTTTGTTCGTCTAATAGTCTTGCCATTCTACCCATAAGGTCTAATGGGTCATGTTCGTTAGAATCAAAACCAATATCTAAATTACCTGTTCCATCAAAAGTTCCTGCTGCTAAATCAGTAGCATTGTCAGAACCTAAAATGTGATTAGGTGATGAAGCTGAACAACCAGAAAACATAGTTGCTAATACAGCAGCATCATATGAATCTTTCAATGCATATGCAGCAGAGCTGGAAGCAACCTCTTTGAAGTTGACATGTGACATATTAGTTTCAATATCATCTACGATGAATTTGAAAGCTTTAGCACTATCAACAACCAAAGTAATTTCTTGGTCTGTCAGTCTAGTTTCAGTTGTGTCGCTATTTCTTGTGTAATCTGACACAGAAATAACTGGTTCTTTGATAATCTTTACAGAGTCTCCGAAAGAGGATATTTCACCGGCATAGTCGGTGTTTGTAATAGCTTCAATTACCGAGGCTTTTCTAAAGAAGTTTAAAACCTTTTTAGAGTAAACCGAAGGTAAAAAGAAACTATTAGTTTGTCCACTTACGGAGTTTGCAAAGTTAGCATCGGTATCTGTTGAGGGTTCAAAAAATTGAGCCATGATACTTTCTCCTTTAAGTTATAGTTTATTTTGTGATTCTGCCTTCTTGCATAGCATCTGATATTTCCTGTTCGTATTTATCAAACTCTGCCATACTCAATGCAGCAATCTCCCTTTCTGACCATACTTTCTCCTGCTTTGGTTCAACTGTTGTTGTTTTAGTTGAAACCATATCTGCAGCAGATTTTCTGGTCGGTTTAGAATTTGACTTAGTCTTTGTAGGTTCTATACCAAAATCTTTTTTAAATAAATCTAAAGCACGAGAAGCTAAATCGGCATCGTCAGTATTTGAGTATATCCAATTTTGAATAGACTCAGGCTGTTCTTTTGCCCAAGTATGAAAGTCATCGCTGTTTCTAATATCTTCAAAATCAGGATGTCTTTCTACTAACCTTTTTTCTGCACTTTGTCGTACTAATTGTTGTTCTCTTTCTTGGAGTTTACTAAGGCGTTCTTCTAGAACTTTTGCTTTAGATTCGCTTTGTAGATGAGCAACAGTTTCTACTACTTCATACACATCAGGATAATCTTGTTTAAACTTTTCTAGTTCTTCTTCAGATTTTGGAGCTTTATATTCAGGTTGTTGAACTTGATTTTTTAACTCTTCTTCTCTAGTTTTAAACTCGTTAAGTTTATTATCGTAATGTTTTTTTAAATCATCATATCTTTTTTTGTAGTCTGGTTTCTTATAAGGTGTATTCTTTTTAGTTTCCAGTTCTTCAGTATTAACACTTCCTTCAGCTTCCACTTCAGTTATGTTATCTGATTTGAATAACTTATTCTTTTCAGAAGGTTCTTCAAAATACATAGTATCTGATGATAAAAAAGGTTTATCTTCTCCTTTGTGCCAAGGTTTATTTTCATTATAAGGATTTGGCGTTTCCTCTTTTTGGACTTTATTAGTCATTTTCTTTTCTCCTAATTGGGGCTTTGTTTACAAGGTAGCTCTATGTCGACTAGAGGGCTTGTATTGTAAAGGTAGCCTTTCGGTTCTTAATTTGATAAAGTGCCTACGCTAGTAGGGTAGCTTTATCTTCTATATCCAGCTCCACGAATAGGTGGTTGTTCTATAGGATTAGTATAGTCATCTTCTCTATTATCAAGAATAGAACCTTGCATTCCTAAAGGATTAGGATTATCTTTATCCATTACACCTCCCATTTGGGCTGGTTGTCTTTCATCTGCTTGAGCTTCAGCTTCTTTCATCATAGACATTAAATTGTCTTCTCCGATTTGTTCTGTAGCCTTTGCAGTAAAGACAAATTCTCCATCAGATAACCTTGCAGGTATACTGTCAGAGACTCCTGAACCCGGTCCATCAACAGGACCAGACCCAGCAAATTCTTGTGCTACATCTATTACTTTATCAAATAACATTTGTAGCTCGTTATCTTGTTCTAGTTTTGAAACAAGCATATCTTCTTCATCTTCTGTTAATGCTTCTTCCATTATAAATTTTGTATAGTTATCTTCCATATCAATGTCAGATTCCATAGGTTTAGCAGTCATAACCATCATCATTTGGTCATC